GGGGTGTTTGCGATCTGTGGCATTAATGTAGCAATCTCAGCACGAACGGTCTGCTGAACGCCTGTGGTAACATTAATTGTCTGGTTTACAACAATGCCGCCCATAGACTGGCCTCTGCTGTGATCAATAACTGTCTCGTTCGGATGAAGTATAGCATTAAATCCACCTCTGCCATCAACGCCACCAGAGCGCGAACCCGACCCGGTAAATCCACCACCTTCTAAACTAGGCACAAATGGGTCAGACATATCAAACCCATAACCAGCATTAGCCGATGTCATTCCTCTTGTAATGCCAGCTGTAATTGCGCCAAATGCAGCATCAACAATATATTTTTGAATTAACATTCTTATAAGGCTATCTACTACGCTTTTAGCTACGCCTTTCATTGCCTCAGCAAAGTTCTCAGCACCAGTAATGGCATTAGTAAATCCATCAGCCATTCCAGACGTTAAAGCGGCATAACTACTCTCCATTGCTTTCTGGAACTCTTCTTGATCCTTCAGAAGCTTTTGCTGCTTCTTTTCATCCTCTTTTTGCTTTTTCTGAGTCAATGCATTTATTGTTTTTTGCATTTGCTCTTCACGCGTTACAAAATCTTTATCTGCTTTTTCTTTAAGCTTGGCCGCGTCTTTCTGAGCCTTTTCTTGGGCCTTTTGATTTTCAGCAATAGCTTTCTGCTCTTCTTCCATTCCTTTAACTATTTGATCATAAAGTTCAATTTTCTCTATTTGCTGATCAATGATTTTTTGGTTTTCAGGGGTTGCTTGCTTATACGCATCAGTAAGCCGAATCTGCTCGGCTCTTGTAAGCCCTAAAGCATTACTTTCTGAGGTTAATGATTTTATTAAAGCTTCTGTCTCATTAGAATTTTCGTCTGTCTTGGCAGTAAGTTCTGCAATTGCCTTTTCAGCCAGTAAAATATTATCCTGATACGTTTTAATCTCAGCATTAACTTCACCCATAATCTTTTCGTTATTCATTGCTATGGCGTTTTGCATTTTTACGCCATTATTCAAAGAATTAATTTCTTCTTTAGCAGATGCAATTGTTTCTTGATGCTTTTGTATTTGCATTTGTGCGCGACGAAAAGCAATATCCTGCAAAGATTTAGACAATTTATCGAATTGATCTATTAAACCATCAGCTTCTTTGTTTAGCGCCTGCATTGCTTTTGCTGATTCGCCCATCTTAGGAATAAACGCGGTGGCAAGTGCTGCACCAACAGCCAATATTGCACCAACAACAGCGCCATGCGGCCCCATAAGAGATAGTATTTGAGAACCCTGCTGACCTAAAACTGTAAGGAAAGATTGGCCACCCTGAAGCTGCACAGCAATATCCTGTACCTGATGGCCCATCTGTCCCATGCCGCCTCTAATTAGACGGAATTGATTGTTTAACGCCTTCCCTTGCTTCTCTGTGCGAGCCATGTCCTGCCTAGCATTATTAAACGCAGCGCCTGCGCTATACTTGCCCTTCATCTCGGCAATCATATGTGCATTATTTGGCATTTTCACGATCTCGCTTTATTTTTAGGAAGGTAAACCAGTGATTAAATTCATCAACTGTCATTTCATAAATTGTCGAAAGTGGTTGACCAAGGTGCTCCGCTAAAAAATACATCGCGTACAGCTCTGTAGAAACACCTTGATCATTTATTAGTTTTTTTCGCGCTCCTCTTCATCATCTTCTACGCGAAGCACAAAATTAGCCACTTTTGACAATACTTCTGGATCAACATTTTTGCGAAGCTTTACTTTGTCACCAACATCAAAGACAGGCTCCCCATCTTTATCAGTAACTCCGAAAATGACCGCATAGACTAAATAGTCGGTTGTATCACCATTTGATCTACTCATCCATTTTGCTTTATCTTCAAGACATAAATTTTTTGAGTACAGAGTAGTATCCCACTCATCTACTCTCAAAGTCCTAATCTCTTTATTGCTGAAATGTGATACAGCAGAATCTATAAGTTTTCCCATGTTATACAGTTCCGGTTGTTAACGGGCCGTTGCCAGTAACTGAGAACGAAGCTTCAATCAGGCCATCAAATGATGCAGTCTTGCTTACAGAGGTTACAATACAAGCTCCAGACCATTCTACATCGCCAGTGTTGTTGCCTGTAGGATACAGATTTACAGTAACTTCTGCTCCAGCAATTAACGCCAATTGACCAGTAGTGTCAGCGTCATCCCAAATAGCATTGAAAGATGAAGTCCAAGACTTGAGAGTAGGCTTGTGTGTAACCCAAGAATCACCCATTACAGTATCAGATACTGTTTCAGAAGTTGTCTCAAGTGACCAATCCTTAATTTCAGCGACAGCGTTTACGCCAACGTATACTGCGCCATTCTTACCTGTGTATGTTGCCATTTCTAAATACCTCTAAGCGCCATAGCGCATTAATTAACGTAAGCGAAAATCGCCATTAAATTACTATATCGGGTTGATTTTCTTTCACCCTATATAGCACCTCAACAGTCAGAGAAGCCATAGCTACTGGCTGATCACCTGTACCGTTGAAGTCTGCTGTAAAGTCTGTAATCATCAAGTCTGCTGCATATCCATTTAACGTAATATCTGAATATAATGCTTCCTCAACTTCAAGACTTATTTGGTCAAGAGCGTCATCATAACCCATCACGCCCTTTACATAAATCTCTACACCAAAACTAACTTTTCTTTCCTGAGTTCTTGGTAGACCCATTGTCGAATATTCAATAACTTCATCTTTACTGTAAACAATAATGCCCGGAAGCTTGTTAGCAGCAATTGGATAAACGCGGCTTTGATATACATTTACCCCAGTTGTGGGTAACCCAGTTAGGACAATAGATACCCGATCTCTAAGCAGCTTCCTGACGTGAGCCATTATTGAGCCTCTAAAGCAATTTCTGTAATTCCAGTGCCATCTGCCATTATGATTCTAGCAATATAGCTTGATGATCGAATAGTAAAATGGTCGCCTTCAGAAATACCGGAAACATCAGATGTTTTAACGGTTAGTCTAGGTTGCTGTACAGCAAAAGAAACAGATCCACCAGCATCGACAGCTTCATATGAATTATCAAAAATACCTATCAAATTGATACTGCCACCACCAAATGGAGTGAATGTTACTGATTCGCCAAAATCAGCAAGCATAATCGTTCTTTCAATTCCTGTTTCAATAGGCATTATTTCTTAGCGTCTCTTTTCTTTAGCTTTGCTGGAGATTTTACGACATCGGCCCGTCTATCTTCGATAACAATTTCTTCTGCAACAGGAATCAATCTTCCCATATTTAAAAGATTATCACCTACTCGACGGTCGTCGATAGTTACTATGCTGCCAGCTTGATAGCTCGAACCGTTAATAACACAACCTTTAATTACTTCATATTTCATTAGAAATCTCCTTTAATAATATCAACTCGATGAATTGACATAAGTAAAGAAGGGGGGCCGAAACCCCCCATCTAATTACACGCCATCGTTACCGAAAGCGAAGCTAACAGCATGACGAACAGCCATGTCTACTGATTGCAATGCTACGATACGGACAGTACCAGTAGTTGATGATGTGTACGGGTCAACAATAATGTCAAGACCGCCAAACATACCAATCAACAGGTCATCAAAGTTACCGAAGTACATGTTTCCAGCAGTAGCTTGGTTAGAAACAATGCCACGGTATCCGTTGATGGTGCCGCCCGGCTCAACTACAAACTGAGCAGTATTGGAAGCTTTCTCAAGAGTCTTGAGAGCGCCGTACATGCTTGCTGGCAGAATGTAAGCCAAGTTACCCATTAGGGCGTTATCTTCAGCTACAGCAGTCTCAAGGCTTACTACTTCAGCAAAAGTTGGGTTAACACCAGCGAAAGAAGTTACGCTGTTAACGCCAGAAGTATTAAGAATACCAAAAGGCTGACCGCCTGCACCTGAACCTTCCAAGCCTGCTTTGTCGATTGCGATAGCCAAGGCGCGAGCCAAGTCATCACGAATCAAACCTTCAACATCAAGGCTAGATTGCATCAACAGTTGACGGGTAACGTCAGTGAATGCACCAAGAGTCTTAGGGCTTAGAGACACTTGACCAACAGTCATTTCTGTCTCAGAAGCAGCGCCGCCTTCAGTTCCAATCCAAGATGCTGTAGAAGCAGAAGTCTTCTTAGGGATTTTAACATCGCCACGAAGACCGCCGAGCATACGAGCACCAGCTTGCATAACAGAAGACGAGTTACGCAGAGCGTCAATGAAGTCGCCACCACGGAAATCATCAGCAAACAGAGCTGAATCATCGGCGCTGTTCATGTCACGCTTCCAAGTACGCAATACTTCAGCAGGAAGCATCAAGCCTTGT